CACAATAATACATTGCCATCCGCTGTCCTGTTGCGGATATCGGTCAGATGCAACCGGTCGGCAACCTCCTTCGTTACTTTAATGTAAAATGCCATAATTCTATTGTTTTTAATGTTATCCAAATTTTCTTACTACTACCGCCTTGCCCCCCTGTGTGAGCACCTTGCCGCCTTGTGTCAGCGCCACGTAAGGGCCTCTGTCCTCCACCTCCAGCTTTAACATCATGCCGTTGCTGAAAGGTATCCTGGGAGAGTATCCGTCGGCAACCTTGGCATATCCGGCATCTCCGCTCTTCTTGACGTACCAGTGGCAGTTAAACATGGCGGATGGATTCGGGATAACCCCCATGGTATCCCGAATGACGGGTCTGGGAAAGATGGCGTAAGTCCCATCCGGAACACCCGTAGGTACACCCTCCCAGTCGGCTTCAATCTTCGGAATCCTGCGGCGTATCACCGTAGAGACTGCCGGGTCCGATGTGCCCGGGGTTGATGCCGGAGTCCCGGAAGCCGCATAGGTGGCCTTGCAGACAATCGTGATGTCATCACCTATATAATTGCGGTCAATCTTATATACATTCTTGTTCAGTGATACAAACTCCCAGTCGTTGTCACCCGCTCCTGTGGTTATCGCCTCCAGCGCTCCCGTAGACAACAGACGGTACCAGAAGAACTTGCATTTGCCCGTAGCCGTCACGTCCGTGTCGCCTACCATCAGTTTAGCCGTGATGGTCTGTGCGGTGATGTCACGCACCGGGTTCCAGTCCAGCGTGGACGGGCTGTCTATCGTCAATACGGGGATCGCATCCGTACCGTCAACCGCGCGGACAAGACGGCTCATCTGAAAAGTAAACAGCTGTCCGGTACGTGTGTCGGCATATTCCGCGTAAAACTCCAGCGTGACGGGTTTTAGGACGGTGACATTTTTTTTCATTGTGATCTGTCCCTTGCTGTCACCGGACTCCGTAATGCTGTAGCCTGTGTTTGTCGATGTGATAAGTGTGCGTGTGGTTCCGATGCGCTCGTACCACTTCATGTTGGTCAGCCTGGAGTTGACCGCCCCGATTTTAGTCACCGCTTCCGGATCGGTGGCGTTGCACCGCGGAAACAGGACCAGCGGTGTCAGCGTATAGTCCGGAGTGTATTCAGCTTTGTCAGCCTGGTAGACCTGCATGTCCGGCACGCTGCCCACCACCTCGATGTTACAACTGGTTTGTAACAGCCGGTAGTTGATTTCTATTTTTCGTTGCTTTGTTGCCATTGTATAAAACCATTTTAAAATGTTACAAAATTCTCCGCCACTTCAAACTGCTGCCCGTCACGCAATAACGCCTGTGCTTTAAACGTACACACCCGCATGTTGGTATAATTCGGTCCGAGATCATCTATCGTCAGAGGAAGATTTTTCCCGGCGCCGGCACGCTTCACCGCCCATGCGTTATCTTCTGATACATTCCCGGTATCACGCGTCCAGCTCACATCAGCGTCAAGTATATGATCTGTCACATCACGGTTGTACAGCTTGCCGGTAATATATAACGTTGTGGAAAAAGTCTCGATATCAAAATACCACCCCTTTGTGCTGCCGATCCCTATCGTAAATTCCGGGTTCCCTTCCAGCATCGCCCATCCGGCCGCCGCATATTGCGGTTCGTCGGCTGTTCCCGTCATCAGGCACTTCCATTTGCAGCCGTAGTGCCAAACCGTGTCCGCCCGCTCCTGCGTATTGGTGTAAGGATTGTCAGAGGACGCGACTTCGGCCGACCAAAAGCCACGGTCCACCAGTTCCTGTACGGGCAGTCCCTGCCAGTCCACCCGGTAAAGTTCACCGAAGATGCCGGCACGGGCGAATATGTACGAGTGCTTATAGTTGACGGGGAGATTGTCAAACAAATCCAAATTGGGCAAACGCCCCAATATCATGTAATAGTTGTTCTGTTCCAAGACAGGCTTCGTTACTCCTTCCAGCCAGACAAGACATTTATCCGTGGTGGCGGACAAATACCAGTAGCTTTGCCTGTCCTCATTGAAGGCGTTTCCTCTTCTGGTAATGATCGTCAACTCTGTGGGAGGATAGTTTTTACCGCCCGGCACCTCACTGTCCGGGTATGACAACACCGAGATGGAGTTGGCCGGGACATTCTTGGACAGCACGCGCATCCACGAGGCGTAATACTCTCCCGTAGAAAAGAGGTTGTTTACAATCCCGTACACTATATCACCCTCCTGGAATGCGGTGAAGTCATTCTCCCAGCGCTTGCGCAATTTCAGGGTATAAGTTCCGTCACTCTCTAAAGCCACGGACTCAATGACTCCGTTCTCGGAATATGAGGTATCGCCTTCCTGTGCGTTCAGACGGTTATAGATGATTTCCTTGAACACTGCGGAATCGCGTACCTCAAGACGAGACAACTGCATACGACCATTCCTGTCAGCTACAATACCTTTTCCTGCAACCATAGAATCTACCGCCTCACCTACCTCCATACCGCCTAGAAGTTTCAACATAAAACCGGTAAAATCATCCTGATCCTTACGAAGAAAAGTTTTCAGCGAGCGCAATGCGGAATACACGTTATGGTCTGTCGCAGGGGTGGAGTCGTGGCTTCCGATCACATACACACCGCTACCACCACCGCCCGTATAGGTCTGTCCCTTCAGGGTAAGGCTTTCAACCTTTTCCTCCAGCTCCCCGATACGGGAATAGGCGGCGGTTTCCCCGACAGTATAAACAGGTGAGTCAAAGGAATAATCAAGATTGAATTCAAATCCGATAACCCTTGACTGTCTTCCGTTCTCGAAATAAGCCTTGTTGATAAGGTTGACCTTTTGACCGATGCTATAGAAATTATGAACGCCATCCTCACGGTATGCGTCATTTGACATCATCGTGCAGCCATAGGTACTCGGGTCTATCTTGGATTTGGCAGCGTACTTTTCAGTCTTTTCCTTCAACTCCTGCTCGGCGGCACCCACAAGCCCCAGCTCGGTTATTTTCGTACTGTCCCAGCCGGAAAGCACATATTCATCTCCATCCTGGGGAAAGAGCACATCACCGGGAAGCGGTCTGCCATAGTCCTCATTCCTGACTATCTCCCAAAGCTGTGCCTCAGGGTTCCATCCGCCATCCTCCAATTTCTCCGGCTTTCCCTCAGGATTGAACTTCACGGCAAACTCCAAACCGTTGAGAAGCCCGGATGCGAAACGTATCCTCAGCTCCTGACCGGGGAGGATATATTTCTCGGAAAAGTTAACACCCGTGTCCCTAAAGCGGTAGGCATTCCATTTTTCCTCGGTGGTTGTGCCGTCCTCATTCTCCACCTTGTCCGTCACTTCGATAGTGGTGACATCCGACATGATGCCTGTTCTTCGGGGATAGACTTCATCGAAGATAACCACCTGTTCAATGGCTTCCTCGGTGGTCATATTGGGATAAGCGTCTATATACGGGGTTCCTTCGGGAAGCATCAGCCTGCGCTGCACCACGCCGTTCACAACCACGGTCTCATCAACCGGACGGTAGTCAGATGGGATATTCTTTGTTGAGCCGAAAGCGTAGATACGGGTGGCATAGGTGGACTGGGATTCTGACTGTGACATTTCCTGCACGTTTTTCCCGATCTCGAAATCCACCGCGTCACCGGACTCACAACGCCCGAAATGGATTATATTCTCGGTTATCCAGCACTCACAGTCCCATTTCTTTGCCATCTCAAAACAAGCGTCAAGGATGTTGATGTTGTCGTAACTCATCAACTGGGACTTATTTTCGACTGTGGAATCAATGGAGAAAACAAAATCCTGTCCTTTGTATGTGTAACCAAGAGCTTTCAAATTTCTAAGGACTATACCGGCTTGTACGTCAAGCGGAGCGGTCAGGTTCCAGGACGCCTCCTGTCCGGTCGTCTCCGGGGTATATTTGAAGATTTTGTTTTTCCATTTCCAGTAGTAAGCGTCAAGCTGAAGCTCATAGTCGTAGCCGGCGGTATTGGTGTTGAATGCGGGCTTCTGCAAGTCGCACACCTCGAACAATCCGAAGTTACATTCCACGTATGAGCCAAGTTTGAAATATATGGGATTCTCTAAGGAGAACTTTAACATGATGTAGTCCTCCTTCATCAGAGTGAACTTACGCTTGCAGCCTTCATTGATCAGAGTTGTAAGCTGGATAGCACCGGATATGTCTTTGATGTCGATTTGTTCCATGTCTTCAAAGTTCGGAGATAAAAAAAAGAGTGCCCAATTTTGAGCACTCACATACACGACAATAAAACCAATGTCGTGAATTAGCTTCTGTTTGCCGGGTTATTTCCTTTTATTCCGCACGTACAATAAAGTTTTGTCTTTCGTTTTGAAAAAATCATGAATTGCTTTCTGTGTCATTTCCTCACCGAACCTGTTATAGAATAACCTTACGGTACAATTCCCCACGCCTATTATTTTAGCCCATCCTGAAACAGAGCAACACTTGCCATCAACAGAAATAAAAACCGTACGCCTTTGTTTTCTTGTATTTTCAGAAAATGATAGCCACTGGCAATTTTCGGGCGAATATCCTTTATTGTTATCTATTCTATCAATGGTTAAATTTTCATTATACCCATTGTTTATAGCCCAGTCATAAAAACTTTGAAAATCGTTTTTCCACTCGTTGCACACTTCAATTCCTCTTTCTCCATACGATGAATAATGGTCGTTCGTATGCCTGTAACATCTACCCTTCATAGCACACCATATATTATATAGTCTTGTATAGGTTTTGCCATGAGTAAAATTTGCCTTTTTCATTTTTTCAGAGTTTTTCTTTCTTCGCACACAGCCACAACTTTTAGTATTTCCAGATAGTAAAGAATTAGATGTAGGATAGCATTTATTTCCACATTCGCAAAGACATTCCCATATAAGTGATTTATGCTTGTTTCTTCCTACAACCTTTATAGCTGTTAACTTTCCGAATACTTTATTAGTTAGGTCTTTAGCCAAAAGGCTTCTATTGTAACATCCACAGCTTGTTGTATTTCCGCTATTTAAAGAACCAGTAGTAGCAATCACAGTATTTCCACATTCGCATTTACATAGCCACTGTACCTGCTTTTTCTTGTATCTACCGTATTCTGAAATCACAGTTAACCGTCCAAATTTCTGACCAATTAAATTCTTTTTCATAATCATTGATTTTAAAGTGAATAATAAAGGCAGTCTTTATGTCGTACGAAGGCTACCTTTGTACAATGGTGTATGTTTAGTTTTTAAATATTAGCTTATACAAACCCGAAGTCGGTGACGAGAACATTGGTGCACGCCCGGCTATTACCATCCGTTTGCGTTCTTCTGGAAATACGTCTTTCAGCTTCTCTATTTTATTTTTCAAACGACACTCAGTTGACATACAACCGCTTGCCTCTTCAAGCATAAAGTCGTTAATCACTTTTATTAATCCCTGTACATAAAGGTTATTCATGTCAATTACTAATTCTTCTGTTTTCATATTCGTTATATTTATGTGTTTATACTTAATTTCGTTTACCACTGTTATTATGCGATTTTAACAAGGTTGCATTTCTTGAAACAACGCCATTCTTCTTTTTCAGTGTCAAAGTACACCTGGCAATTATCAGCCGTTTTCTTTGTACCTTTTGTTTCGGGTACTCTGTTTTCCAAGAGAGTGCCAAAGGCTTGACGTAGCGTACCGTCTGTCTTTTTGAAGTAAAACTCTACTATCTTCACTTTCAAAGCCGCTTTCAGTTTTAAATTAGCCCATGCGCATTTCAATGCCTCACTCATTGAATAACCGTTCTTGCGAACAAAAGACCATGCCATTTGCATTACTTCTTTCATCTGACTTCTAAATTTTGTGCTCATACTCTTATATGTTATGTGTTAATACTCTTATCACTTTGATTTGATGGTGCAAATATAAGCGATAACTTTAATTAACCAAAATAAAATCAAAGCAAAAACTTTAATTTAACCATATTTAATCAAAGCAATAACTTTAATTATAAAGAATACAGTAACTTTGTATTAAATTTAAAAATCAAAGCTATGGGTTTGAATATTAAGAAAGCGATTAAAGAACATGGGTTAGAAGTCCGAGAAGTTGCCAAAAGAATGAATATCACTCCGACCGGGTTGTCTCAGCATATAAATGGTAATCCATCAATAGAAGTGTTGGAGCGTATCGCAAGTGCTATTGAGTGTGATATTTCTGAATTATTTGAGCAACCAAAGAAAGACAGTCTCTCCCTTACTTGTCCCCATTGTGGAAAGAACATAAACGTAAAAGTAGAATAAACTAAATAGGGTGTGTTATCCACACCCTATCATCTACT